TATGATTCAAGCTGCTCAGGCAGCTGGTGCTGGCAACTTGCCAAAAGGTATTGGGCGTCTGATTCAAGACTTTACCGAGCCCAAAATGAACTGGCGTGAGCTGCTGCCACAGCAGATTCAAAGTACTATCAAAAACGACTACAGTTTCATGCGGCCTAATCGCAAAGGCTGGCACGGTGATGCTATCATGGCCGGCTTGTTGCCCGAAGAAACTATTGATGTGTGCGTGACTATTGATGCATCAGGCAGCATGACCGACAAGATGTTGCGAGACATCATGGGCGAGATCAAAGGCATTATGGAGCAGTACGCCGAGTTTCGCGTACAAGTGTGGAGTTTTGACACCGAAGTGTACAATCACCAAGTGTTTACTAATGACAACTTAGACGACATTGTAGACTACCAGGTACAGGGCGGCGGTGGCACTAGTTTTGATGTTAACTGGACTTGGATGAAAGAGAACAACATTGAACCCAAGTTGCTAGTGGTCTTTACAGACATGATGACTGGTGACGGTTGGGGCGATGAGAACTACTGCCAAACGCTGTGGATTGCCCACAGTGGCGGAGAGCGGATTGAAGCACCGTGGGGCTTGACGGTTCCATACACCGAACCAAAAAAATAATATTTTGGAATTCAACCCGTTAGACTATCACAATCAGCGTAGAGTAGAAATACTCTACGCACATTTTGCACCCGTATACTTTAGTCTGCAAGTATCTGATTCTAAGTCTATACTGAACTGGATCTACGAACATACCGATTCAAGATTCTTTTTTGGTCAACGCTATGTAAAAAGCAGCGACGTTGGATTTGATTATCTACACTGTGCTGCCTTTGAGGACGAATCAGACCTAACATTTTTTAGTTTGAATCTGATAGATTTAAATTCTAGGTAAAAAATTTTACCTTCATTAAATGTGTAGTTAAATAACATTGACACCCCAATTACACATTTTTAAAGGAGATAGTTGTCATGTCTGAAACTCAAGCTACCCAACCTGCACCAGATCAAGTCACACTTACATTAGAAGATTTAAGCTCGGTACTTAGCATCATTGACGTTGCTACGCAACGCGGTGCTTTCCGTCCTAAAGAATTTACTGCTGTTGGCAAAGTGTACGAAAAAATTTCTAACTTTCTAGAGCAGGTCAAAGACACGTCTACCCCAGCTGCTGGCACAGACGAAACACCTGACGCAACAGCCGAGTAAAATCTATGATCAAGCACATAGGAACGCACAAGGGCAAAAAGCTAGTTGTGCTATACAACACCGTGCCCGATGAGGATCATATGTGCTTGGTTGCATATTCAGATTCTCTCTCACCATTGATTCACGAAGAAGTCATGCATTGTGTAGAAAGCAATGCCGGACAAACTTCGACCACCTTAGCTGAAGCACTGTTTCGTGTTACCATGAAGGACGGCACTAATGCACTAAATGCACTGCATGCCGGTGGACTTATTAAAAAAATTCCCACCAATCAAGTTATACTCACACCTAATGCTGCAACTAAAGTAACTCTTGAGGAAGTAAACAAGATTATTGCAGAAATGGAGCGTGGCAAGCAGGCCAATAAGAAGTTGAACGACATGTCTCGACCAACCAAGGCCACCACTGCTGCACCTGCTGTATCTGACGTACTTACTGACGAGGATTTGGCTCAGCAGCGTCGTGATCAAAGTGCTCGTATGCGTCGGCAAGCTGCCGAATTACTAAAAGAAGCCGATATACTTGACCAAGAAGCTGCTGAGCTGGCAGGAACAGTGGTTGAATCAATACCGCAACCAATCAAAGAGTCTAATGCTACTACACCTAAGCGAGCGGCGGCCAATGCAAGAAAAAAAGCCCCGACGGCCAAGAGCTAAAAAAATCACCCTCAATACTCGAGCCCAATGGCAACGGTGGATTAAAGAGGTTGATAAAACGGATGTTCCCATTGAAGTTATTCAGTACGTGGTAGTGAATCTCAAGGACGGCACCCGGGTGCCAATCAACATCTCTCAGCTTTTGGCCGTAGGACATGATCCAGCAAATCTCGAACAGCATTTGTCAGATCGTCTCCGAGAACTTGATGATTATATTGAAGACGTAGACTACTATATTTCCGTGGCTTCAGTGGCACGTACCGTACAAGCCAAAACTGACCAATTACTGAAAAACCTATGAAAGTAAAACTAATAAGTTATAGTCGAGCAACAGAAGAACTTGAATCTAGTTTTGGATTCTCACCCGACGTACAAGACTTGATTGCTTATTGCGCTAGAGTCAGCAACCCCAGTAATCAACTCAATACTGAAACTAGCGAACGCTTAATCAAATATTTGATCAAACATCAACACTGGAGTCCATTGGAGATGGTGTCGGCCTGTTTGGAAATTGAAACTACAAGGGATATTGCACGCCAAATGCTACGTCATCGCAGCTTTAGTTTCCAAGAGTTTAGTCAGCGCTACGCCGACCCTACACAGGACTTGGACTTTGTTATTCGTGAGACACGCTTACAAGATACTAAGAATAGGCAAAACAGCACAACACTTGACTTGACTGATTCTGCACACAGGGAACTCAACAAGATGTGGCGGGAGCGACAGCATCAATTAATTAAATTAGCAAGAGAAACATATGGGTGGGCTGTAGGTAATGGTATTGCTAAAGAACAGGCGCGAGCAATACTGCCTGAAGGCAATACTGTTAGTAGATTATATATGAATGGCACACTTAGAAGTTGGATCCACTATATTCAACTTAGAGCAGCCAACGGTACACAACTAGAACATCAAGAAGTTGCACTGGCCTGCGCTGCTGTTATTGCTAAAATTTTTCCAATGGCCTTGGATTCGATTTAGATTACCCAAATCGCCTGATACGTGGACGAGGGTAAACACGCCCAGATGTGGGTCTATAACTGTAATCACGTGTTGGATACACTTGATACCGATCGCCTCGCTCGGGATGATAAACCATAAACTTGTTTGGCCCATTGAACAAGGTATTTACATTTTTTAACTCATTGGCACTAAAATCGGTGTTGATGGTTGGGTTCGCTAAAACACCGCTATTGGCATAGGTCTGCACGTAAGTCAACGCTTGTGCCGGCGTCATATTGGGATAAGTTTCTAATGCACAAGCAACAATACCAGTTACTTGCGGGCTGGCCATGCTGGTGCCACTGTCATTTGCTTTGACATAACTGGCATTTCTAGGGTCAGTAACAGTTGCTACGTTTTTAGAACTCATGATGTTTGTGCCTGCAGCAAAAATGTCAGTTCTTGGTCCGGCGTTGCTGAAATCAACTTTCCGTTCCAGCACGGTACTGTCAACAGCACTAACATGTATGACGCCAGTAGCCCTAGTAGGGGTAGCCCCCTGGTGATAGTAATAAGCATAATTTACCCCACCAGAGGGGATAACAAAATAATTGTTGTACATGTTTCCGCCTATACGGTCATTAAATGTAAAATAATTACCTGCCGCACCACAAAAAATAATTCCGTCGGCTATAGCATCTACTACATCTTGATCTATGCTGGGATCGCCACCAGAATAATATACGTCAGGTCCATTATCAAGATTAATAAAGTCCCCATTAGCGTTTTTCTCAGGTCTAAATATTAGGCCAAAATTGTCAAGTTGTGACTTTGTCCACCCGCCTACCGGTTTGAATGTGTCTGTTCCCTTGTAGTTAAACCATGCGATGTTAGCAAATGCTGCAGAACCAAAGAACCCATAGCTCATGTTGCAAACAGTGGGATTTTTACGTCCAGTGCGCGGGTTGACAGATTTATTGGCGTGAAATACTCTAACATAATTGATCAAATCGTAACTGTAATTGTTGTATCCAGACGCCGTACCGTTGACAGTAGTAGTTGAATAGGGACTGATATTATAGATATTAGCACTGCGCGCCCACCCACAAGTGTTACCTGCAGCAGTTCCGCCTACGTGACAACCGTGATTGTTGTCACGTGTTGCCCCCGCTGATGAACCAAAATCATAAACGTAAGTGCCGGCTGCAATTCCCCTTACTTGGGGATTATATTGAAACCAATTGAATTGATTTACACGAGATCCACCAGTGCCATCGGCGTTGACCGCAAATTCTGGATGGCCAGGTAACATATGTCCGTCAATGATGACTACATCAACATTGTTCCCTGTATTGGTTAAATTTATAGTACCCGTTGCTGCAGGCGTGCCGTCGCTACCCCAGCCAGCTCGAGCCGTGCCTTCATACCCACGCAGCAATCCCCAGTTTAGGCTGGTCTGGGAATCAATGCCGGACTTGTTCCAGTTAGTACTGTATTGAGCCATTGGCATAACTTCAAGTCCTCGGGTGTGGTAGGGCTCGTCCACAGACAGCACCCGAGGGTCTTGCTTCAACACAGCAGCTTCTTCATCGGTTAACAAATAATGTGTGCTACGACTCATGGGCCTACGGTAAACCAACTCTACAGGCCTATTGGGGATATATTCGTAACGACTTTGCTGTTCCATATCGGTATAGAAGTCATCTAGGTCTGTACGTTCGTTTAAAACAACGATGTATTCTTTAGCGTCCATACTTAGATCTCCGTTTGCACTAGAGTAAGAGTAACAGTGATCGCTACTGTGGCTCCTGACAAGTTGGTAACTGCTATAGGAATAATATCACTCACTGGACTTTCATCATTAAACCCCAACACTGCAGGAGCCAACGTAATTGTTTGCCCTGCACTGATTGTGATCACCTCGGTAACAATTCCCACGTCAGGGGTTGGATCTGTGCCTTGTGCTCGAGAGCTATCACTAGTTCTTGCTGCTGCTGTAGTATAAATTCGTATCCAAGCTGCATGACTAGAGTACACTTTATACAAATTGTACCCTTTAAACCCAGTTATACTAGCGGTAGTAGATGCAGAATTAGCCACACTTGCTGTTGTTACAGTAACGGTTGCCCGAGAGCCTAACCCTATGCTACCAGTATAGCCGGTTGATCCAACATATCCGTTTGACCCCGAATATCCGTTTGATCCAGAATATCCGTTTGACCCAGAATAACCAAGCGACCCGGTATAGCCCACTATTGTACTGGCTGATCCTACGTAGCCAGTGCTACCTGCATATCCGTTTGACCCTGAATAACCGTTTGACCCAGAATAACCAAGTGACCCAGCATAGCCAGCTGATCCAATGTACCCAGTTGATCCTGCGTAGCCGGCTGATCCTGCATAGCCACCTGATGGACCAATACTACCAGTGTAGCCAAGTGATCCAGTATATCCAACTGATCCAGTATAGCCAATACTACCAGTGTAGCCAAGTGATCCAGTATATCCAACTGATCCAGTAAAGCCAACTGATCCAGTAAAGCCAACTGACCCAGTAAAGCCTATGCTACCAGTGTAGCCAAGCGAACCAGTGTAGCCAACTGACCCAGTATATCCAATTGATCCAGTATATCCAATTGATCCAGTATAGCCACCTGCTGGTCCGGCACTACCAGTGTACCCTATTGAACCATTGTATCCCATTGAACCATTGTATCCCATTGATCCATTGTATCCCATTGATCCATTATATCCAACGGATCCAGTATACCCTAAATCAACTCCGCCTAAAATAGCCGCAATAGCAGGATAATTACTGTCGCCTGCGCCTACCCATACACGTTTAACTGCATCATAGGTGTATGTAGTTTCGGGCAAACTTGGCGGAGTGAATTTTTGACCGTTGTATAAATTAATAGTTGGGAAATTAATTGTCATTAAATGTGCCTATATCTAGATTCTTGAGTTAATAAAGCCTTACACTAAGCAAACACAACTATGCCAATGTTGTCGGTATCCATTGGTATTGGAGCAGGTCCGTGACAATCATTTACATAAATTTCAAAGTTAGCGGCAGTTTGATTTAAAATGAAATAAGAAGCATTGTCTCTATATGTGTCAGGCGGACTGTGGGTAGAATTCCACCCCATCGTAACTATTGCTACATAGTTAGCATCGGATCGAGGTGTGGTAAAAGTAACTAAATATCGACCAGGACTTGCCCCCGAAACTCTAGTAACTGTTGCACCTCTTGCTATTTTAACAGTTAACGCAGGTAATGCAGGATCTGTTGTCCAAGGCGGGTCTATGGCATTGGTATCAAAATTCAATACAACGATTGGCCCGGGATTAACACTAACGACCCCACTGGCGTCAGTAGTAAATCCAGCGCCTAAATTTAAAGTTAAATTGCCAATGGCATCCGTAGTTACTCCGGCACCTAACTTAACACCACCTAAAGTGGTAGCACTTGCTGCGGGTAAAGTGTAGACGGGACCGCTACCTAAACTAACAATTTGGGACGCTGTCACCCAGCCACACTCGCCACCGGTATTGGACAAATATTTTGTTACACTAGAGTTGTTTGGTGGAATTGAAATACCAATAGGGTAAGTGACCGCGCTAGTTACAAATTCATCATCTGTAACAACAGTAGCAATTAGTTGTTTTGTAAACCCGCTAGGCTCATCCTCAGTTGTTGAATACACTTGATTGCTGAGTCTGTTGTCTGAAGTTTTTCTAAGGTAAATGTTTTGTTTAGGCTCATTGGGCAATAATGGCAACAATGTGTCTGCAACATTTATTTGATAACCACCAATAAACACTGGGAATGGTTTAATCGATAACCCTAATCCAACCTGCCCTTGACAAATTACGCCAATATTGTAACCTGAATTAGCAAACCATTGCAATTCTGTAAACACTGGGTCACTGCTGTTGCGACAATTTTTACTTGATCTGATGTCAGCAGCAATATAACTTGCATAGCCGGACATTTGATAATAACCCAGTACAGTGCTGTATCCATAACTAACACCAGCATATCCGTATGTGGTCCCAAAAGCAGTTGACACAGGGAAAAGCGGCGATGCGCCTTCAGTAACTGTGGTATTGGTATTAGTGTCAAATCTCAAATAATAAAAACTTGCGGCCCCGGGAACTCTTACATCTATCCCTGGATGCATTATTATTCCTGTTTGAGTCAACAAGTGGCTACCATTATGTAGCGTCCATTGGTTGGTGTTGTCTCCTCGAGCTACATTACCAGCACTGATGTTACTAATATTAAATGGACCCGAAATAGAACTCCATACTCCATTTATGCACTTAGCTACATACAACATATTAGTTGACAACGGCGTGCCAACTCCTGCAGACAGTCCTGTAGGAACCCCAGGATTTGTGCCACGTACAACATGCCAAAATATTGGGTTGACAGTGTTGCCATCCCAAATACAACTTGGTTCAGCAACAATATTTGTTATAGCGCCAATGGTAGTAGGCATTGCTGGAACTGAAATGCCAGCATCTGTGTAAGTTCTTGATTGTGGAGTTGCTTTACTAGCGCCATAATCCCACGGTGTACCGGCTACACCAACAGTAAAAACTCGTCGTCCAGCTCGAGCTATGTAATAGACCGGTGTGCCATCACTTTTTACAGTTGTCCCTGTGTGATAAAAACTAAAGTCACCAGCCCATCCAGGACTGGCTAGAACCGTTGAGGTAAATGCTGTTCGTGCGTATTCAGTGCTCCATCCCAATGTATTTAATTTAAGCGCATTGTTTGTGCCCGACTGAGACAAATAACGAGCTGTGGGTCCTGAGGAAAAATCAGTACTAACAGTAAGTAATCCATATTTGGCACTACTGCAGTATAAGGTTATATTACTGCCAATAATAAATCCTGATCTACCATAAGCATTTTTGCTCCAAGGAGATTCATCAATAATGCGAACATCTTCTGAGAGCGTTGGATCTGGAATCGACCCGCCAATAACTGGGTATACTGTATCTGCCGACCATTTCCTGTAGTAAAGATATGTTGTTGCTCCAAAATGTAAAGTATAACCTAAAGAAATATATTTTGAATTTTCGTCAGTGACAATACCTATAGCATATCCAGCATTGAAATAACGAGTTGTCATGCCACCAGTAACGCTATCCCAGGTACTATCTTCAAACAAGTTATAGCGCTTGCCTGAATTTGTGTTGACTGGCACTAAATTTACAGGAAAACCTGTCCCCAACAACAGCCAAGTTTTTGGAATTTTCCACGATACTGTAGCACCAAATCCAGCCGAGTAACTTGATCCGTTGGCTTCACTCAAGTATCTATAACCTACTCCAACAAATATCAACTGTTCAGTAAATTTATTCCAAGTAAACGGAAAACACATACCAAATGGTTGATATCCCCAGGGCAAAGTAACATAGTTACTACTATTGGCTCTAAGTCGCCCAGAATAATCTGTGTTGGCTACATCAGCAGATCCAGTCATTAAAGTTTGCTGTCTTAAAAATACCGGGGCCGCTGTGCCACTAAATGGAATGCTGTAGACTTTCAATATCATTGGATCTGCTAGATCTAATGTCAAAAGTCTATCATCAGGATCAATGCCAGTTACAGCATTAATGGTACCATTAATCACACCGTAAGGATTAATATATAAGAATAAATTAGCATTATTAGTAACAAATGTAGTCACATCTAGGTAAAATGACCACGATCCTGGCTTACTGCTGTTATTGGTTTTAGCTAAGACCAAGCGCGTTTGCACATCGGTTGTTTTATCAACCAATTGTAAATATGCAAATTGTGTACCCATATTATACACCGCACGAACACGCTCACTCGCTGTTGCAAAATTAACTTGCACTGGGTCAGGATCAAAAATCCAAATACTTTGTTCGTTAAATTTAAAAGCCCTGAACACGCTAACAAGACCCGATGCTGTAACAGCGTGAAAAAACATTGTTGGATAATTTTTTTCAAGTGACAAAGCAAACACCCCTAGACCCGAGCCGCCAATGCTAAACTTAAAGTCGGCATACAACGGAATTCGATTTTCGGTCAGCACACCAGCTTTGGGATCTGCGTTGTTGTAGTCAAAATCGTCAATGTATTTTTTTAAATCTCTTGAGCCGGCTGCACCCGGAGCGACCCCGTTATTAGTATCGGTGGTATAAATTTTACCTGCCACAATTAACTGCGTACCGTCCCATGTAAAATTAGACGACGAAGTTATACCTTTGTTGAGATTGAACAGAATCTGATTATTTTTCCCTGCTGGTAATATGTCACTGATCAAAGAAGCAGCAGTCACATAAGATGTTGATCCATCAGCATTTTTTTTCAAATAACCAACTTGACTGCCTACATCCTGAAATCCGTTAACACAAGTAGCACTGGGAGGCGTACAGTTGTTGTAAACCCAAGAGTGCCCATCATTTGTAACATATAGGTCACCAAACGTAGCGCCCGATGTGGGAAGATCGGCTGAAGTGTTTAAGTTTCCTTTGTAATTTATTTGATTAGCAGGCACTCCACCCAGTGCCGAGCTTGGGAAAAGATTGTTTTTAAGGGTGTTAGCATTGACCCAGTTGTAATCACCTAGAGTATTGCTAGTTAAATATGCAGTGGTGCCCAATGTATTGGGCGGGATACTGTCAAGAGTGTGAAAGGCAGTTCCGGTATAGAATTTAAGTTTTTGTATACCAGAATCGTACCAAAGTTGTCCAGGGACGGGGCTTGGTGGGCGAACTGGTGCTGCAGAATTTTCCAACAGCCTTAAGAAATTGGTATTGACAACTTGGCCGTAATTAGGTACCATTTTGCCAACGAAAGTTACCGAATAGTCTCGATTGACTACATTGTCATTTAGCACTAAAAAATTAGTACCATCGGCTCGATTTATATTGTACGACATGTTACGCGATCCTTGCCATTAAAAACACCATATTCTTTATTACCTTAATTCTGTCCAAATAACAGAAGACCATCCATTTTCAGTAACCCTGTACGTGGTGTTGTTCGGAACCACAGTAGTTAAGTTGATCCAATTATTGGTAGCAGGACTATTTGCAACTAGCATAGGAACTGATCCTGCATACACTGTTGCGACACGATCGTGCGGCAAATAAAAACTCAACGCAATCATGATAGGTTTGCCTGTATCATTTGTATAATCTCTACCCGACACTCGATTATTAGTAACATTCTGCCAAGTTTGCCCTACACCTATTCCTGCTGCAGCAGGCACAGTAAATGTAGGAACAGTGCCGCTGTAGATTTTTTGTGCGTCAGTTGAGGCAATTTTTGACAGTGTTAGCGTAGACCCAATGGGCTGTAGAATTGGGTCACTGACTACCACTGCCTGCATGGCCATAACCACCGCGGTGTCTGACGAGATTGTAAATTCGCCAACAGCAATGTCTGAGGTTGAATTAACAATGTCTTTATTGAGTTGTTGTGCCGTAACGGCTGCAACTGCGGCTACCACATTTGCGAATAACCCTGTACCCGTTACTTTCGTTGCGTTTGACCCATTATAGACACGTACTTCGGTACCTACTGTAGTTGATCCCACTGTGGCAGACTGTGTTGCTGTAAAAGCACCGTTGTAGTTAGTAGTAGAACCAATTCGTGTGTCTAATATCATTTGCCAAGTGCCAGGAGTTAGCACCACACCCATGCTTTTAGTGCTACCGTCGGTAGTTGCTAGTGTAAAACTAGTGCTGGCCGCAATTGGAATATTAGTTGGTGTCGTTGGTACCGGAGTCGCTGATCCACCATCTATTGCTGGACTAAAATCAACCCATTGCACCCCATCATAAATAAATCCACGACCGATGTCAGCATTTTCATACCATAATGTCCCAGCAACCGGATTTGGAGGCGGAGCTGCCCCAATTGACACTAATGAACTGCCAGCTCCAGACCCAGGTATATTCACTACTACACTATTAGTCGTACCATTAACCAAATTAGCTGTTACCCCAGAGCCGGTAAAGTTTATAATTTGTGTTGTCTGCTTTGTTAATTCATTGTTTCCATAAAAAACTTTTAACGCAGGGGCAAAAACCACTGGACGATTTTTAATGTAATCTACTTGGTTTATATCACTTTGTGCCCAGTCGGATTGAACTTGCGGGCCAACTGTGATCCACCCTCGAGGCGGGCCAACATAAATTTTCAGAGCACCTGATGCTGCACCGCTGGATGCAGTTGGATCGTACCAAAGATCCCCTACTGTGGGATTAGCGGGAGTTCCAAAACCAGTATTAGACTTGGCCAAGGCTTGAAACTGTGCTGCTGTTGCCCCCGAACGTTCTTGATAACACACATACAAGGTTTTGTCAGATTTGTTATACCAGGTTTGCCCAATTATTGGATTTACTGGCCGTGCGGCACTGCTGCTAGCCGAATTTTCCAACAAATGTAATAAACTTTCATTAAGAGCTTCGCCGTAAGATAAGTAGTTTTTACCAATAAACGTTACCGAATAATCCGTGCCAGTCGTAGACTTGTTAGGGATTGTTACTAAAGGCGTTCCGTCAGTTTTGTTAAGAATATAGGCCATGTTTGGGTTTACTAATTAATAGTTTTCATAATAAATGCTAGGGCATAATAAGGTGGCAAGTTTGCACCCGCACCAGTTCCACTACCTGCGGAACTGATAGTGATATCGGTTGTAGATGTACTGGTATAATATGCATTATTATCAGTATCTGACTTGCCTGATCCAAGACGCCCAGTAAGACCGGGCGCATTGCCATATGGCCCAACGCCAATTTCGCTATATGGACTTATATGCTTGTGTCCGGGATCAGTTAAGGCGTGTGTATGATCAATCAATACCGCATCAGCTGATCCACCTTTGTTACCTACTGCATAAGTGTTACCTATGGTAGTACCGGCACCTATAATAAATCGATCACGCAGATCAGGTGTATTGTTGGTTCCGTCACACAGCACCCAACCTGTGGGGATATTTAGGACCGTGCCAGACCACATGATAATTGCACCTGCAGGAACTAGATACTTTACTGCATTGTCTAAGTCAGTTTTTTTGGCAAGAGAATTTAAATTTACCCAGGTATAACTTCCATCAGGGTTTTTTGTCAGTACACCAGTTCCTGTGCCCCCGCCGCTGTTGGTTGTTGTGTTAGGCGGTAAAATACCGTTGATTAAAGTGTCGCCAGTAACCCAAGAATAACTACCATCGGGATTTTTTATTAGATACCCAGTTTTGTTATAGGTAGGCGAACTAGGGTCAACTGTTGGGAAAAGACTTTTATTAAGATTACTGCTTAATTGACTAGCCGACACCCATTGGGTAACACCCGACCCATTGTCATACAAATACCCTTCGCTTGTGGGCGGAAACACAGCCAACGCCGCAAACACTGCGCCATTGTAAACTTTCATTTTTCCAGCAGCACTGTCGTACCATAATTGACCAGTTATAGGACTGCGAGGAGGTTTTTCATCATTAAAATTTTCTAAAAGAGCAAGAAAATTTTCATTAAATGCTTCTCCCCATCCCAGAAACGCTCGACCTACCAGAGTCAGCGAAGTAGAAGTATTGTCAAAAGTTCCATCGGCGACCGTGATCTTAGGACTATTATTATTGGTTTTATCAAGAATATAGCTCATAGTTGGCTAGTAAGATTAGTTAAGGATTGAATTCTTATAGTATAATCAATTTGAATTAATCGATTAAGACTTTTTTGCACTGGATGAAAAATTACATGAGTTAACAGTTTACCTGCATTAACAGACCCGCCCCAGGATTTTAATCCTAATTCATCAAATACATAAACATTGTCTAAATTAGCTGAATTGTCAAACACTAACTGATCACTGGGCTCCCCGTACTCTAAAGTAGTGGTTACAAGTATGTCAGAGTAATATTTCCCAGGGATATGTCGTACAGTCATGTTATTTTTAGTTGTGTCTGAATTAAACGTACTATTAGCATCAACCACTTTGTAATAGGTACTATTGTATAAGTCAGTTGTAGATCCGTTGGTGTTAGGAGGCAAATAAGTAATAACTCCAGTGGGATCCACACTAGTACCACCATTACCTAGATGCAGTTCATGGATGAATCCTGTATCTTTATTAGCCAAAGACATAGCCAATGCTTCACTGAAATTCTCAAAATGAATAGCATTGCGTTTATCTACATACACTTCCTGGGTAGTGGGATCAAAAATTTTGATATGCCCCTCAGTCCAGATTCCGCTGTGGTCAATTTGTGGGTTTTGTTTATGATTCATAGGAATATTTATCAAGTTGCTGCTACCGGTGCTTGGTCTTTTAAGAACAATGCAGTCTCAGATGTAGATTTTTCAAGTCCAACAGCGAGGTCGTACCAAACATTGTTATGGGCATCATTGATATATTGAGAAGACCCTGCCCCAACCACTGCTGATCCTACTGTATGCACTTGGGGTGTACCGGTGCCGGCAGTTCCACGTCGAATACGCCCTAGTTGATTATTGACTAAATCTCGTTCAAAATAAGTAATGCGTTCGCCATTGATGAATACGATTCCAGGCTTGGCTGAATTGGGCGAGGGGGCATCTAATGCAGCAGCTGATACCACTGAGATTACAGTGTCTGTGATCAACAAAGGCTGAGTTAGAGCGGTTGCATTTGACGCTGCCATACGGTAGTAAGTGTATTGATCTAATAGATTTTTAAACATTCTAAAAGCTACATTGGGTACTGAGGAATCAGCGAATTTGTGAAACACACGAATTTCCAAGGTATCAAATACAATTCCTGGCACCAATTCCTCAGGGGCATGGCTATGCGCGACATCAATAAATTTGCCACCATCAAATATTATATCTTCTGCTCGCGTCCCTAATAGCAAATCCCTGTACGTGCTGTAAACCGTCATTTCAGTAAGATCGGTCGCAGTAACTTGCTCGTCGTAACCTATTGCTGGACTAGACATGTCGTATTCTGTTCCATCATACCCGCCAGCCACACTAAAGTCAATACTGCGTAGATTATAACCTGGGAAATCTACGCCATTGAACAATTGTCCATAATCAATCCCGGGTTGCCCAGGTCGCCCAGTATAGTATTGGCGTACTCGATCCAATGCTGTTTGATAATTAAACGCAGGGTCACCATCGTCAAAATTGTCATCGTCAAACAAGTTTACATCAAAGCCAGGGTCGCCATTGGTGGCTTGATACCAAACACGATCAAACAATAATTGGATATAAAAGTTTCTAGTTGTACTATTGGTGATTTTTGCTTTTAACACCGCATTACCAGCCAATCCAATCTTGCCATTATGTGTGATCAAGTAATTATAAATGCCGGCCATTTTTGCCGAAACTCTAGCAAGATCAAAAGCATTGTCAAATAGTTGGTTATTACTATAGCTCAGTGCCAATGCTGCATCTAGTGCAGTTATTACACCAGTATTGTTTAAATCACCAAGTTGAAAGCTACCGACTCGACTAGTGAATGCTGCATCTAGAATTGGATCAATAACTTTTCCGGCTACTTTTTCAGACAATGCAGCAGCAATAAGATGAAAGTCTAGCAGTGGTTCTGTTCCATTTCTAGTTACGGTAACTGTAGGTATGGTGGTATAACCAGTACCAGGGCTGTCAAATATAAAGTCAACAATTTTACCAGCATTAATTTTTGCTCGAACTCTAGCACCAGATCCTCCGCCCCCACTAACAGTAATCAACGGAGGAGTCAAGTATCCTGACCCAGCGTCCGCAATCGAAAGAGCTGTTACGCCTAATTTATAATTATTGTACCAGTCTTGGTAATATTCTCGACTACGCCATAAATCAGCATCGTCGGCACTTTCACCCGAGGGGGTATGGAAATTTGACCTTTCAAAATCGTAATAAGAAGGTAAATCAAAATCACTTGCACCAATTTGCCCCACTGTTATACCATTATACTGCGGACGATATTCTCGTATTTTAGTATGATAGGGTTTAGCCTCATTGAGGAAGTCAGTTAGATACGTTGTATTGTCTGGTTGATAATTAGGCCACTGTTCAAATTGTGTTACAACATGATCCACAGTTATAAAACTAGTTTTAAACACCCAGTCAAGACTTTTTTGTTCTCGAAGCAAATACCGAGTCAATGCAAAAAACAATTTATTAGCATGAACAGCATAGTCCTCAATAAACAATTGATAAAATACACTTTCTAATACTTTTCTTATAGCGCGATTAGGATTAGCAGTTTGATAGATTGTTGGCAATAGCGTGATCGTGCCGTTTTCCTGTGCTAGAATGTCAAAGCCCGATGCAGTTATTTTTATAATTGTGTAAGGTTCGCCGTCGTTGGTTACTTTTATTACAGTACCAACAGCGTAGTTTATTTTTTTAATATCAGCAAACTTAGACACTGAGTGTTGAATTGGTGTGTTAGAGTCAAACCCCTCAACGATTCGGTCACTCTTACGCCAGAATTTTGTAGCATCGTGTGTGGTGTCTTTGTAAAAAAAGTCAGTACCAATAATTCTGCTAGCGGTGGGCAAGTACATTAGTATCTCGTTGGCTGTTTTAACAAAAACTTCAAGTGCGGCCAAACGATCAATAACCATTGTTTGTCTAGGCCTAATACCAAGGCCGTAACGCTGGGATACTGGCAACAAAGGATCTGGCACTGTATCACCAATTAAATTAATACCACTTAAACTATCAACTAGCTTTTTAAGTACACGCTGAGGTAAAGCGCTAGTACTGCTATTTTCTTGCACCAATTGGAATTCAGAATGTATTACATTCTCATTAGACGATAAATCGTACCCAATATGCAATATTGTATTATCGGCATCAATATAGCTGTCGCTGTTGTACAAGCCAAATGCGCTAGGTGAATAAAATGCAATATACGGTATTACTGCAGACTTAGGATTACTTATGTACTCTTCAATTACAGTGGTGCTCAACTCTTTAAAGTCTGGTTTGGTATTGAGCGCCCTAACCCAAAAATAGAATCGAGTTTGAATTGCGTTAGTATTTTTGTCAACTGTGTATACTATTGAATAGGATTCGTCATCAACATACTTGGGGGTGCCCGAATAGTAGTTACTATATTCGGCCGGTAATACGTCTGATTCAACCCATTGATATACTCGAACTTCACTACCAGGAAACAACCGATTCCAATTAGATTTTCTATAAATTAAATCCTGTTGTTCGTAGTCCACAAATCTGATGTGACTAGTATCTAACCAATACCGACCCACGTACTGATCAGACCAGTAATTGTAATTGTTAATGCGAGATACCCCTGCAACATCAATACCACTACTACGGTTGTAATCGGCCGGATCCTGTGATTCTACATAGTCTAAGTACTGACGCGCTGTACCTAAAATATGTCCTTTTACTGGGTCAACAATGTCAAGGGGTGTTACTATGGTATTATTTTTTTTGTTGTAAAGGAACACGCGACTAATTTTGTCAGTGTCAACTAACAATTGTTTAGTTTTAATTTGTGCCCACAGAGAGTCAATTCCAGGATTTTTAAATTGCAATATACGACCGCGATTGTCGATACTGGACTGTATGTCGTCCCCAGGAGCCCCGACAAAAATTGTAGTTTTAGCAACAGCCAACGATGAGCCAAATAGATCTCCACCGCTTACTGTAGTTGCTTCTAGCTGTTGTCCAAAGATATAACTGCCCAAGTTACTGTTTGTGAAGTTTACAGGTTTGATAAATTCAAACACACAAACACTACCACTGTCGGTGGTTTGATCTTGAAATACTGTAGCTTTTGAATCAAAATAACAAGTTTCGTTGTCAAAGATTGTTCTCAAAATAGAAGTAGCTCTAGGAGAAGCTACAAACAGTTGATTGTTATTTTCACTTAGTGCAATTGTCCCACCAAATCTACTGAGATTTCGATTTATAGGGTTAGGTATCACTTGAGCTTCAATTACAAACTTAAAGCCCAATTGTTGGAACGCTGTTCCGGCCCCGGGCAAAACAGAAAGTTTATCAAAGTCAACTATTGAACTAGACTTAATGGTTAAAATTTGACTGTTGATGCTGGTATTAATATAAGGTATGTTAGCAGAATCAATTTGTGATTTTATATTTCCAAGATTTCCAGTGACTGTAACGACGACCCCATTAATCACAATACTACCGTATCCAACTACTGAACCATTGAACTCTACCGAAGTAACTGCCCCTGTAGTTTGCCCTAAGTTAACAAATCTATAAACTTGTCCTGAATTATACGAAGTAGTAAAACTTACGCCCGGGGCCCCTACAAACAATGCAGAATCATTTTTTGCAGCTTTAATTGAAGCCCCAAACTCTCCATTTAATTGAGGAACAACAGGCTCAATTTGTTCAACGAATTGAAAACTGTCATTATAAAGACCGTACATTATAACTCGGCCCGAGTTATCAACAAATTGCTGCAAGTTATTATCATATACATCAGCATAAGGAGCGCCAACATAAATTTTATCTTCTGCTTCATTGATTTCTAGACTATATCCAAAGAAATCATCCAACCCACTAATAGTGATATCGTTGATTATTTGAAACTGCTTGTAAAACTCAGTGGGTTGATACACACTAAACGCTGTTGAAGGCACTGTATTAAATATAATATCTGAACCACTAATAGTGTATGTTCTTGGGGATACTATATCGCCTAAGTCAGACAATATTATTATAGAATCTCTTGAATTGATTGCTGTCGGTAATGTAACTTTTGTAGATCTCGGCAATGGTACGCTGAGTATAAGTTTAGTTTGAGTTTCTTTCTTATAGATGTAGATAGTATTAGCCCCAGGAGCCCCTACTACTAAAAAATTATTACTGAGTGCAGCAGAGAATCCAAATTTTGGGTCTCCAGACAACACCGGGGAAATAAACTGTATGGCCTCAAATCGCCCTGCAGCATTTTTTTGATAAACTATTACTGCACCAGTTTTATTAAATCCTGGATCGCTAACAACTAGTAAAGATCCAATATACGTTACACGAGTGCCAAAATTTCCACGACCCACATATTGGGGAGATAGTGTTTGTAACTTAGAATAAGCACCAAGAGAATCTTTAGTGTAAATCAAAACTTTATTGCTATTAGTACCAGTTACAACATAGTTGCCATCAAAGTCAACTGCAGTTGAGAGCCCAAATCCAGTTAATGGTTCATCAATGGAATAAATGGAATTAGAGGTAGTAGCCCAAGTTGAATGTTTCTCCAAAACAGCCCATTTGCCCGGCTCGCCGTAGTTGTCGATCCAAATTTTTTCATTTTCCCGCCAACTGTCTTGAGGAGTGAACCTAACGCTGTCTTCAATATTATTAAATCTAAGACTGATCAATTTAAAAAACAGTCCAGTGTCATCACCAACGACAGTGGAAAAACCTTGAAGACTTTTTGTAGCTATAACTACAATAGTGTCTATTGCTGGCACCGCAGTGACACGATAAAATCCATCTAATACTGTACTAAAATTTTTGACTGCTACTACGTCACCTATTACCAGTTCGTGAATTGAGTTGAACTCAATCATTAACTGCTGATCTAATAGATTATTGAATTCTTTAAATGTAAGACCAGTTTCGGTTACCCTAAAGACATTCCAATCTCTAGTGTAATCTAAAGCGCACCAAATAGTATAACCGGGATATATGTCAGGCAACAAAGTGTCAGCAGCCAAATCCTGTATGTCAAATACAGTAGCATTTACATCAGATTGATCTACATAACCCGCCGTAAGAATTACATCTTCTCGGTATAATAAATTGTCTCGAGCAAGTACATTGTTATCAAAAATTTGACCATCAATTTGAGCAAATACACCAAAATCCACTGATCGAACACTGGGCGCAGCAATTGTCCCTAAATCTATTGTTTGATCGTCGGGTGCTGTAATTGTGCCTGCTTCTATTGTTTGTTTTCTAAGTTCTGCTGCCTTTACAAATTCTATTCCGTCTGGCTTTTTATATAAGCCTTGAACAGTGACTAGTTGCGACCCTAATTCGCTTTCTCCAAGCCTGTTAGCTATAACAGCAACGCCTGGATTAATTGAAAAATACTGCTCTTGTAGATTAATTTCTATTGATTTACTAGAATTAATACCGCCGTATTCACCAACTCTGAATGCCCAATCTTCATAAATTTTAACAGTATTGGTTAATTTTCCAAAACTCACATACTGCAGCGCTGTTACTGCTGGCAGTGTACCTTTATTTTTAATAAAGCCCTGATAAAATTTAGTTTGAGTTACATTATCAAGCCCTAACTCATTAAAGTATTGACGTTGCCGGTAACCAATAAGTCCACGAGCATGATTATCAATAGTCTCATTGAGATTTGTATTGTCAAAATTATAATAATCTCTGCCGGCTGCGGCTAGATTAGTTAAGTTAGGCAATAGCGTTTGATTGACTTGGCTGTAATCTACTTGCTGCCAATATCGAGAATTAAATGTCGTGGCACTATTACTTTCTAAAGCTACATAATAAAAAGTTTTATATTCAACAATATCGCCAACTAAGTAATTTTGATCCTCAATCCATTTAGCTACCGTATTGAGGTTGATTACAAACCCTGGAGCGTCAAGTGTACCAGTCCAATTGTCAGTTATGGTCCCGTTGATTTTCAGTCTACTCTGCCGGTTACCTAGCTCAGGCTGATAAATTATATCATTGAACTGTGTTCTATTTTTAAAAATCAACTGATGTTGATAGCTAATAATGTCTAATACCACTAGCCCAATCGTTGTTGAACTCTTAGAATATATTGAAGCAAAGTTACCGTACCGATTAACGTCAAGATCTTTGACGTTAATCACATTGTAATTTTGATCCAATACACAACTTTTTAATTTGCTATTTTGTATTTGATCTGGCGTACCAAAAGGCAAATTAACTTTTAACATGTCAGCCAGTGGACTCAATACGATAAGACTGTTTTCTTTCCACCCCTGCAAGTGCCAAGTTATAAATTCTCGAGCACTTAGTGCAAAGTCCATAGTGTCTTTGAGAGACGCCGAAGTGTCATTAAATAGTATGCCTTGGAATTCTAAATATCTTTGATAGCTTATTAAAAAATCAACTACCTGCTGCACGGACGAGAATTCACTCTCGTACGGCATATCCACTGAAAAATTTTCATAATCATTAAATATAGTTGCCGCTACTCCGTCAATTGATATTGAATAACTGTTATTTGTTGCTTGTGAAGGAATGATAGTAAAATATGGCCTAGCTGTGTCGTACCCAGACACTGAATAGCCCAAGTTGGTTTTTCTTACTACAACTGCACTATACACAATTTGTGCTACCGGCTGACTTTTATCTAAGAATATGTCATAGTCGTCGTCGGGAATCAAAATACCGTTAATTGTAGCTGTGGGCGAACTTTGCTCGCCTAGTATTGTCAGGTAATTTTTTGAAGAGTACCCTCCAAGACTATAAGTTAATTTTATGTCAGATCTTGATAAATCTTGGGCGATGTCGGTTGCTGCACGAAGGTTTTTTCGCAGATGATCAGCAACCCAATTAAGATACCCGGCACCACGCACAACGTTACCAGACGAGTCGGTCGTGCCATTGATTACAACTTGAGATTTACGAAAACTGTTCAAAGGCATGGTGAGTCAAGTCCGATAAGTATTAAATATTTATTCAAGTTGAAATGCTGTGTTTTGCTGGCAGGACACATCAACCATATATAATCACTCGCCCAGTCCCACCAACCCCGCCACCTTCTCCAGTTAGGACTGCTTGAGATAACGACTTGGCCGCGCCGCCGCCGCCGCCACCTGTACCGGGGGTTCCGGGCTCGCCCGACATACTAGAGCCGGCATCACCAGGCTGCGGTGTTTGGGGGTCTCCGCCAGCCCCGCCACCGTATCCAGCAGCAACATTGCCGCCTGGGCCGTCAACTTGCCCGCCACCGCCACCGCCACCTAGCCGGTATACCACTCCGCCAATAGTTGTTTCCACACCCATTCCCCCATCGCCACCTGCAGATCCAACAGCACCGGGCCCAGCAGCTCCGCCACCGCCACCGCCTAACTTGCCAGTGCCTGTGCCGCCAGCAAATCTTGCACCGCCACTGGATTGCCCATTAACAGAGGTCGCATTTCCTATGCCGCCCAATGCAGTAAACGTCTTCCCATTCACTGAAATTACAGTATTAGTACCATCATTCCAATTTGGCCCACCAATACCACTGGCCCCACCAAGACCATTACGATAAGTAATCACATCGTTGGCCGAAACTGTAAATGTTCCTGATACTACTGCTCCGCCACCACCACCTCCTCGAGCCATAGCTGTTTTTCCAGCTTGGGTGAAACCACCGGCGCCGCCTCCTCCCACTATCAAATACTGATATACGGTGCCCGAAGGAGTACCTGCTGGCACTACAAACACAGTATCAGTGAGAGCGAGACTGTCATCCACTCGTAAAGACGCAGCATAAGGACTTGGTGGAGGTGCGGGAGGGGGTGGAGGAGGTGCGGGCGGCAATGTAGTAGTTGTAGTTGTAGTTGTAGTTGTAGGTGGCAATGTAGTAGTTGTAGTAATAGATCCCGGTGCCGCTGTAGTTGTAGTTGTAGTTGTAGTTGTAGGTGGCAATGTAGTAGTTGTAGTAACAGGTCCCGGTGCCGCTGTAGTAGTTGTAGTAGTTGTAGTAGTTATCACACAAGGCGCAATCTTCAACAAATTGCTAGTCAAATTGACATTATTGGGATAGGTTGTTGCCCGTGCAACGCCAAAAGGTATTCTTGCTTGATATGCGAAAGAAACATCAAATCCTTTGTTTGCTGCTATTTCATTAGTTAGGTTATATAACTGTGCTGAATCATTTTTAATGTAGCTTGTTCCTTGGGCTACCCAAGTTGGTGATATATCAATACTGTATTTGGTAGGATCATTGGCGTAGAATGTGATTTCCCAAATTTTATCAACAGCTGGTGATTTAAAGTTTGCTACCCCTTCCCATCTTATTCTGTACTCCGTTCCGCCGTTTTCCGTTCCGCCGTATATATTAAATATACCACCATCAGTGGAACCCACAACTATGGCCGGCGCAGGCGGGTTAGACAATCTCAATGGATACCCTGTTCCTGCTTCAGTTGCCGACAAGTAAATAATACTGTTTGATGTGACCCATAGCTGATTACCAGTTATAGAATTAGTTGGGCTTGTTGGGAATGACACATTGAACGGCAATGTTATTGGTAGAATAGATTCATCACGTGCCGAGTATCGTGTGTCAACTGAGCTGTAGACCCCTTGTGGAGCAGCGCTGGCCCCAACCTGTAGCAGCAGACTTAACCCAGGTGAGCCTTTTATATTGGCGGTGCGTCTGTTTGAAATCCCATAAGGTATACCTTTCCTTATAGAACTTATATTGTAAACTGTAGGGCTAACTGACGTTATATTAATTGGATCTAAACCAACAAACAGATTTTTAAACGCAGATGTTAGTGCAGTATTGTCAAAACCAGTTACTGGATTGCTGAATGTTGCGGTGAAATCTATAGAGGTATTAACTGTAGTGTCAATACAGGACGGCCCACCCAATGTCACTGATGGGATTACAGGCACTGGCGGGAGTGTAATGTACCAAGTCCAATCAATTGGGGTCACCACAAACAACTGCGTTGCCGGGAGGAACACTTCCCAGGATCCAACTGTTGGCTCAACGATAAACTCGTATTCTAATTGACGGGCAATGTTCCAGGTCCAATTTGTTGGACCAACTGTAAATGAATAAGTTGGTGTTACATGCGGCACTAAATCATTGCCAGACTCTGGAGTTGTTGATGCAAATAGTGCAAAGTATCTGGCGGGTTTTAACACAGCCATGGCTATTTGGGCAGAAAATGCAAAATCGCTACTACGACGCCAGGCATGTTCTACAGGATCCTCCATACCAAAAGCATAACTGGTATTGGTTATAGCACCATTGAACAATTTAACAAACAATTCCAATGGCGTCTTCAACTGCCCTTGACTATCAACTGGCAAATAATTATAAATCTCAGGTCTAGCAAACAGTGGGTTTCTCACAGTGGTGATGGTGTTGTCTGCGGTTTGAACTCCATCTCGTATGTCGTCCCACAGTAACGTATTGCCCGAAGTATAAGGGGCCGGCCCATATTTATTTTCCCACCAGGCCGGTTGTGTAGTATAGCCTAACATTTCCCAAGGCCTAGTGTCTGGCTCAACAGTGTCATACCAATAACGAAATACTGCAGACCAAGAGCCATTGAGTCGAGAATTGTCGCGAGCTAATTGATTATAGTAGTTCCATGTCCAAGCGTCACTGTTCTTAAAAAATTTAATGTCTGAAAAATTAAGGTTATTTTCTTCCTTCCATCGATAGTAGTAAGGAGATAATATTTGGTTAACTTGATCAATAGTATAACCGTTTGATCTAAAAGCACCAGGGCAGACTTCGTGCCAAATTAGTTTTGCAGGATCAAACTGCTGTTTAATATTATTATAAATTCTTAATTCTAGTTCCAGCAGCATGTCATCGCGTATATCGCCAAATCCTACAGTACGACTACCATCATGCCCTATAATTACAGTCTGCGGATCACGGAAACTGCGGTCAATTCTTATTTCTGGAGCTGTCGCCGGCCACAATCCCATTTTTGTTGGAGTTTCGGGCATGTAAGATCCATCGGTATTAGCATAATCGCGTATTTCTAAAATGCCCCCAGCTTCTAATTCAGTTAATAACGTAATACCAGAACTAGCAGTTTCAAATACATAGTCCTTCCCATGCACTAATTGACGCCACGGTGAATTTTTATAATATACCAAGACTGATCTAGGTGAAGGTACTGTTTTATTAAAAATTGAATCAATACCGTAATTTTTTTGTTGGGAGTTAAAAATTGTATAAGTAATTTTTGAGCGCTGCGTGCCGTGAGCTACCATATCACTGTAATAATAAGGCATGTCGGGAGAATTATTTTGAGAAATATAATCTAAAATAATATCTACTGACAACGGAACATCGTTGAAATCCAATGTGCCCAATGTAGATGCTGCCTCTAAAAATCGTTTCTTAAAAAACCCATAAGCGCTGCGAGCTTGCTCTAAACTGGTAATAAAATCAAAATCACTATTACATAAAAAAAACATTGCGGGAGTTATTGGGGCGCTATGCTGTAAAATAGTGCCAGCTAACAGTGAAGCTTTAGGTTGATCTCGCAAAGATGGCACAACTCCACCTTGAGAGTATCCATATGCAGAACCATAATGATTACGTAATTGACCTAGTGTTGCTGTAGCAACATCTTGATTGTCAGCATTATTGATTAAATTTATTGGTAATTCATAATATGCTTGACTAGAAACTTGACTACTGATAACAATAATACCAACATAGTCGCCTACTTGCCAGCTGCTCGCTGTTATGATTTTTGTATTTGTATCATAGGTAAAGTCATTTTTATTTAAAAAATTGCCATTGACTACAACTTCTATGGAATTTTTTCCGTTCAACGGCACAATATCAATTACGTAAGACATTGCCGCATCAACTGTAAATTCAAAAATTTGACGCTGTGACGAATTATTTGCAGTCAACTGCCAATTATCAACTAGATTGCCAGACTTTCGAATTTGCCCTAACACTGTTGGTTTACCAAACCCTGCAGGTAGGTCCTGCCAAGTAAATGCCTCAGTGTTTATATAGTCTTGAAACTGTATGTCGCCAATATTACCAATGTTTCGATAAGATAAAGGGAACCCCAGTGTTGAGTCTTTAACTCCATTTCCAATTTTGTAAGAAAACAGTTCAGTACCTATAAATGTACTACCAGGATAATAGTCTATATCAGAATAGCTCTTGGCATTTTGATCAAATAGATCAAAAAGCGGCGGCTGATTCAACCCAACTTTTTGTTGAGCAGGGCTCCAGATCCCGTTTTTATATACAAAAGCCAGTCCTCGGTTAGATCCATTCTTCACTACAAGATTAGAGTTTTCCAATAATACTTCTGTACCAGCAATTAAACTAATTCTCGATTGCTGAGTATTACCAAAAAAGTCATGTTGTACTGTATAAATCTTGTTTCTTACATTGGGATCAAATGCCGTAGTAAAGATTATTTTGTTTCCTGACTCTAGCTTTACTGTGTCGACCAAACGAGGATTCAAAGAGTTTACTATACCAGTGTAGTTAGCATCACTAAATGGGTCAGTAGTTACAGTGTCTATAAAATCTACAGTGCCATAAAAATTAACGCCGTGGTTAAACAATTCAATATCAGGATCAAATTCAATAATTGGTCTAACAGCCCTTTTAAACTGTGAAAAATCAATATCAATTTTTTGATAGGCACCAGCTGCTTGGATCACATCAATGTGCATCCATCTATTTCCGCGGGACCAAGCATTTAGTGATTGATCGGCCCTGTTAATAACAAAGTAGTCTGGGTCTAGTGCAAACCCAAGAGTAGTGTCGTATTGCCCCACATCATACCCATCAACAGCATATGGAATAAATTGATCAGGCAAAAAAGATTCAGGAGTTACTAATGAATCAACTCGTACTAACTTAATGCCTGTACCCACACGTTCTACATAATAGTCATTATTTTGATAATCTATTGGATATGTAAGTGAATTAAATCTAACTATTAACCCATTGGTAAAAACTACTCCATTAGGGCTAGTATAGTTTAGTTGATCTAAAATGTCTTCAATAAAAATTACACTGCTGGATTCAATAAAAACCGATGGCACCCCTCCCGAAACCCAATAATATTGAGCGTAGTTAATAAATTTGTCAGCGTCAAAATGAGGATAATAATTATAGAATTCTTGCTCAAACAGTATACTTTCGTTTTTAACAGTACTACCTAAATAACGCAATTTATCTAATAATTCAACATAGCTAACAGTTAATTTGGTTTTGTCTGTTATATTATTGTAAACAATTAGTGTAGGGTCCAATTGTCTATGCTGTCGAGTTGCTGTGGGTTCCTGAATATACCCATCGCCAACTCGATACGATTTAGTTAAATGTTGCCCTACATAACCATTGACACGCCGCAGCTCGGGATCGGATATCAGTGGTTCAACAGCGCTATTGAGAAACTTATTGTTTGGGCTAGTTCTAAACTTACTGGGCAGCAAGTTTGTGGTTTTATTTTGAGCCATAATTAAACGTTAGACACAAAAGAATTCAATTGCACAGCAGTGATTGCAGAGATAATAACTACATCCTCAACACGAGCAGTGCTGATTAGTATTTCGTCAGGTTCGGCATTAATTTGTTGCAATGCCCCATATTTGCTGGATTCTTGAACTGGTACAATAACTATACTGCTGACCATAGTTGCTAACTGCTGATGCAGATATGCAACCATTTCAGTGAAATAAAATGGCTCACCAAAATCCCAATTTTCAATAGCAAAATATGTATTCACAGCTGAAATCAAGCTGGACTTTACTTCGGCGTCACTGGCTAACCCCCCACTGGCTTTAACTACTTTGAAAACGGCTTGCAATGACGGGGCCGCATCAATCCCAAAAATAGGCTTATACTTGGCTGGATTAAACATTATGCTGTCACTAATCATTTTGTAATTGTTTAGATCCGAGTAGTTGGCTTCTAACTCTTCAGGGGTTGGTAATGTAGGTTTAATCACCGATCCGGTACTGTCTTGAGCCCATAGTCGATAATCGTTGTCGTACTGCTTGGTTAAAATGTAAAGGTCAACAATGTTGATTGGGCTAGGGTCGATTCTTCGATTTTGTGAACTGTTGTGCCGGTACTGAAAAAATAGATTCTGCCGACCTTCTCGAATCAAATGATCTTCTGTGACGTCAAAAATCTCAATTCCATTGTCAGTTTTAACTGATTGATACATCAAACTTGCTGTGTAGGCATAGAACCGTTGCCCCATTGGATATTGTTTTTTGATTTTTTCAATGCTGCTCAAAGTATCAAAAATCAACACATTATTACTGTTAATAGGCAACCATCGAACATACGAGTACTGATCAGTACTTTTTTCATAGAATACCAATGATGTTTTGATGTATCCGCGAGCTGAATTTATTCTATTCACTAGCCCATTAACATTGGTAGACAGTTTTGAATATACAATAGTTTCAAAAAAATCTGGGTTGTCAGCAATACCATCGCTGTCACTGTCAGGGAACGTGATTTCAATTCTTCTAGAATCAATGTATCCATCAATTTCTACTACTGGTGCGTATACATGACAAATTTGATCCTGCGGAAATCCTAAATTATTATCGGGTTGAGAATTAGATTTTAGTATTTTGATTTGATCAGCTAACACCTTGCCAGTCTTAGAGTCAAAAATTTTCAAGTCTGGATCAAAATAGAAACGTGTTTGTATTGGGCTTTCTATTAGATATTTCAAAGACCTATAGGAAACTGTATATACACCAGCAGCATAATCAAATCTAACCAACCAAGGGTTTGTTATTTGATTAAACAGTGCGGTACTTGGTAATTCAGTATTAGTTATTCTCCAACTGATATTGTTTGAGTCATAAAATATACCAAAGTTTTTATTAGCTAATATATTAGCCACAATAAGACTAGTGAAATCGCCAGTAAAACTACTGTGCCAATTGGGTATATACTCAACAATAGCAGCCCCTGCCGGGATCTTTTCGTTTAATGAGACCGGTCCGGTGCCATCAAGCAAATTGCCTTGATTAGAATTAGTGCCATCATCAATAACTGTTACCACTGTTGCATAAAGATACTGGCGATCGCCTATGGCAAAATTTGGAGCGCCCGGTATTAGATTATTATCTAAATCAAAATGCATTCCCTCTGGTGCTCCAAATTTCACTAGTGTACCTTTTACGATATTAGTAGAATAATTGGGCCCAATTGGGTTAGGCTGATCTCGATTGTACTGCCTAAAAAATCCAGTGCATTGGTTAGTACCAACAGTACTTAATTGCCACACCAACGCCGAAGTAAATCTTCGATAATAAGCGTAATAAAAATGCAGCAAGGCTCGGCTACGCAACACCGGAGATAGTCGAGACCCTATCATGTTTAATATGTCAACACTGTTAGCATAATCAAATGTAAAAGATTGCACAGTATTTTCTGCGTATATAATTGCATCATCACCAAACACATTGGTTGTTGACTGCTTGCCAGTAACGTCAATAACATCAAGATAACGACTAATTCCACTGCTGGTTCTGTTTACCGCTTTGGATTTTAAAATATTAGCAAATTTAGTATAGGGCAGCAAGTTGTAGTCTTCACCGTTGACCATGCGGTTTTGTGTGTAGTACTGTTGTGGAGCACGTTGACGAATTTCGTCATTGGTTTCACCAGCACTAGCACTGGCTACTGATGTAGTCAAGCTCACAGCCAGTGACAATGTTTCAATTTTGTTATTTCGGCTAAGGTAATCAATAACAATTGGCACACGAACCATGTCAGTAGGAAGTATCTTATACCCGATCCCGATTGATGTTCTATAATAAAGCCTAAATGTACCTACAGGTATCTGTGAAAAATTCCCATCTCCAAAGGTCAAGTCAATTTGATCGTTGGCTCTGCTAATGATTTGATAAAGTTTTTTCATTGCATTAGCGCCCGAGTTGTAAACAACATTAGACACAGCTAGAGTCGGAACACTTTTCCACATTGTGGTACTAGCGCCTGCAGCATTGACATCAAATAACCAAACATCGTTGTCGTTAATGTTACTGGTATTGATTGAAACAATTCTATTGCTGACGCTGTCTGCGATAGTAAAGTCCTGACTTTGCAATTGGCCTTGCACGAATTTCACAAAGAAGCCGGTGTTGGACGACTGCGCTCCGCGACCATCATTTTTGTATAACAAGTCAAATACACCTCGAATTGACGGATCAGACTCTCTTAATACATCGTCTTGAATAGCAGTACCTACTACTTCAAAACTGGTGTCAATACCTTGAACTGTAGCGCGGAACGGGTACACTGGAACTGTGCCGCTTGGCAATAATAACTGGTATTGCTGGTATCGAGTGGATCCTGCGGTAGTTTGCGCGGCTGGTTTCCCAACCCGCTGATTTGATGACATCGCGGCATTAAATACAGCATTAAACTGCTCTTGCCAATTGTCATTATTGGGATCATTCCAATTTATAATTTGATTAGACAGAATGTTACCGGCAGTGTCATTGACATTTTCGGTAGTAGACACAGCGTCTACCTTTAAGTAACCTGCGGCTGCTGTATTGCGTTTGGGACTGTAGCTGATTAACCGAGCTAGTTTTAAGATACTGTCGCGTCGCTCGGCCGTGTCGATGAAATTTTCTCTGGCATTTAAATCAACTCTAAATGCGATACTTTGCCCAAGAAAAGCAATCAAATCAATTAGCGCTACATATTCACTGCTTTCAATAAAATCATTAAAGTCTTCATACAAATACAGCTTCAAGTAGTCGATCATGCTCTTCCGCAAGGTTTCAAAGTCATAACTTTGAAAGTCAGCTTGCCTAAAAGTTTGATAAACTTTTTTCCAATCTTCGGCTACTAGTAGTGTTTGCTGGCGCAGTGAACTGGGCATAGTTAATCCAAGGTAAGTATCAAATATTTATAGATTATCATAAACCGTGTATTTAACTTACCCAGCCACGTAGATTTGCTCGCTGTTTTGGTCAAAAAACACGCTGAGACTAGTGGACAACGGACTGTTTACATATTGTAGTTCTAGATCTATTTGTAGTCCTTGGTCATACTCATCTACATTTATGCTGACGAGATTTAACCTAGGTTCACTGTCGATGATTTGCCCAATATTTTCAATTACTTCAGCTCTGACATCATCGGTAAAATTTTCAAACAGTACATCCCAAACTACACACCCAAAATTGGGGTTCATGAGTTTTTCGCCAATTCTTATATTGAAATGATTTAGTAGATCTTCAACCGCTAGATCAAAATCTGTAGCTTTGAAATTTTTAAATTTGGGATTAGTAGAAAATCCTATGTAAGTAGCCATAGTTGAATCCTATTATGCCTTGCTAGATGTCTTGTTTTGTGCTAAAGTTTGTCTGTACACCATATTATCAGCTACGTTGGCTGCGTGCCTCCCTAGCTCGTAATAGGATTTACCCCAAGTACCATTAGCATCGTTGCTGTCAATTCCAGTCTTAAATAATTTAGTTGCGCCTCCAGACCCAATCAAATGTGCTGTAGTTAATTTGCCCATAACTTCCTCAGGCGTATCACCAGACCTTATTGCCCCAGTAGTAACCAAAGCAGTATATTGCTTTTTGGTAAAACTATGCATAGCATCCTCTTGTGCCGCCGGATTGTTTAAAAAGTCAGTCTTAGAATTAACGCCGTTTTTTCCAGTCCAACAAGCATCGCTCCGAACTGCGTAAGTTGGATTATTTTTATATTCATTGTCTAGGCATGTTTGACTAATGTACCCAGCATTGACTAACGCACTGGACCCCAATTGATATTTGCCCAAATAATTGCCGGTGTATGCTCCCCCAGTTGTTACGCCACCAGCAACTTGATAACGCAACCCACTTTCACGCAGGGCCAGCTGAGCAAATAGTGCTTTGGTTTGCAGTGGAGTTAAATTGCCTATTGGTGGGTTTGGCGGGTCGGGCTGTGCATCAATTTGCTCTGCAGTAATTCGAGAACCTTTAGGAGTTGACTGCAGTGCAGTCCCATCTGATGTAAATGCATTATTACTTCGACTGGCTGCAGCCCCGCCCAAACTAGAGAAGTTGGCACTGGCTACTGCTGCACGATTAACGGTAGTATTAGGCGAGATGTTAGCATTTTCAGAAATTGAATTTAATCGTTGTATAGCCCGTTGATCAATTTGTTTGGCCGGCCGATTCCAAGGCTCATGAGTAGGTAGCACACCTACTGACGATTCGGTAGCATTACCTCCGCTGTTGCGCCAAACCTCACCGGACTTTTCAGATTCAGGGAATTCCCTAGTAGTAACATCTACCCCAGATCCAGGCTTGCTTCCGCCTGAAGACGAAATATCTACTGATCCACTGATATTTAAGTCTCCGCCTGAACTTACCATTAGCGAACCATCACCGTGCAATATAGCAGCCCCGTCGCTTACCAGCAACAGTGTTTGCCCGTCAGCTATTAATGCTGCTTCAGCTTTTAATGAAATGTTTGTACCTTGAGCTATGACATTGTCCACAGCTTTCATGGTTATATTACCACCAGCGTGAAATCTTATGTTTTCATCAGCATGAAAATTCATTGACCCTTTGGCTCGCATACTGACATCGCCACCTGAATATACATTGATACTGCCGTCGGGAGTCATTTCAACCCATGAAGTCCCAGCGGCATTTATTATGTAAATTAGTCCCTCAGAGTCGTTCATTAATATCTGATGCCCAGTAGCCGAGCGTAGTCTCACTAATTGACTGTTACCAGTAATATCACCATCGTCCATGACTAGAGTATGCCCGCCTTTCCTAGCCTTAGGTAAAAACAATTCTTTAGCCAATTGTGAGCTAGCCCCATTAGACGCTTCGGCTATTTTTTTAATAAAGCCCGGGTCTGGCTGGATTTGGTCGCTGCCAAATGCAGGATCAGGATCAGGACGACCTGGTGTACTAATGCCAAATACTCTAGAGGGCGATTCGCGTTGTGAGCTGGAGGTTATAACACCACGAGCAGGATCCCCGGCGATGCCCTGATTTCGAACTATGTCAAACTGGGCAGTATGTACCGGGCGAGTACTGTTTAAAAAATCGTCACGATCACCTATAACAGCTTCAGCAACCGGCGCTTGCGGAAAATCAGCTTTGGTAGCCGCCCCACTTTCTTGGTATTTGCTAGACCCGGCAATCCCTGGTACCATTTGATGTCCACGCGGCGTCGGCACACATGCAAACCAATAGCCCAAATCTGGATTACCCACAGCAAAAGTTACTAAAACAGTAACTCCAAGATCAGGAGGCACAAACCACATACCGTAAGATTGCAGTGTTTGCCCATAAATTGGCTTTTTATTGGTTTTTTGTTGCTCGTAATACGGGTTTACTTCTCCAAAAAATGGACTAGCATAGTTAACCGTAAACCAACTTTTGTCATCGTCGGGATTACCTCCAAACTCAGGGATATAAACACGTAATCGTCCATGAAACAGTTGATCTGCATTGTCCTTGACTTCGGCAAGATACGGTCCTGAATCAATACGCATCCCAGGTGCTCGCTCACGAGCAAACTGCGCTGGTGTTTTTGTTCCTGCTATTCTATTTGTAGCCATTATTGTCCCGTATCAATTAAAGAGTTATCTCGATCTACCCCACCTGTTACACTGCGTGTCAAGGGATTAATTTTTGCTGCCGGCTCTTCAGGAGGCTCCTCGTAATCCTTTTCATATAGTCGGTAAAGATCAAGAGTCTGTTTGAATAAGCCGCGGTCAAATTTTGAATCTACTTTGACTACCCCATATAGGCCTTCAAAAACTGTTCTGTGCGCCCTAGCAGTTAACAGCCCACGATCTCGACCCCAGTCATTAGGGTAGTTAAAATTAAATTTAACTATGACTCGGCCATGATTGGTAACCAAGCTGCCATTGTTTTTATTAGAACTGCGGCTTGGAACATCACCGAACAAACCATCTTGCTTGATAAATTCAGGGTCACCTAAAATTTCCAATTTCAAAGTTACCATATCGCCTCGACTACGACTCATTAAACTTTCAGCTAAATCGTCAGCCGCAATAGATTTTTGGTCCACAGCTGATTTGCCTGCCGCACTCAAATCAGCTTGTTGTTTTGAAGGATACCTTACAACCGGAAACGGCAGTCCAGTTTTTGCAAGTAAATTGCTACGCTCAGCGGCGCGGCGTGTTTGCTCATCGGGTTGAGTATCATTTCCTCCCATTGACGGCCTAACTTGCCCTTGAAGGGTGGCTGAATTTGGTAACGACACTGACGTATAAAAAGCTGTGTCAAAATTAATATCTACATTTAAAATGTCAGTATTATCGCCGGTATACCAATAATTATACTCTTTCACATAGTCTTGAGCTTGACCTTGCGGTGCGCCTGGATATCGAGGATTTGGGCTGTCATAGATGCTTACAATATAAGTTATTTTTTTAGCGTAAGTATTTCTAATTTTATCAAACTCTTTAATTTCTACTCGTGGAGTTACCCAAAACCATTTTAAAATTTTCTCTTCTTTTACACTGGATTGAGCATTATTTCTGGCTGAATCTGTTGTGGTAGAACCCCTAGCATCAGTATTATTAGCAGGTGTTTGTGGTGTTTGACTAGTATCTGGCAGTTGATCTAAGATAAAACTACAATGTCGAACTGCATACCCTAAAATTTGAGTGATACTGGTTCCAGCAAATATTCTAGTAACACCAGTTCCTGCAGATCCTACAATACCTGCCCTGCGAGCATTTAATAATGCTAGAGACGTTGCATCTGCTGAACTCCTACTGTTATTGGTAGGGACGTCCTGTACCGGATTTAGTTGAGGCAATATAACTTTAGATGATCCAATCTCGGGTTCAAATAAAAAATCATATTCGTCTGCGACCCCAATCATTTCATTATCAACCAAATACTTCTGCCATTCATTTAGAAAATTTCCTAGACTTGACGCCGTAATTGGTTTTTTCACTTGTTCTCTAGCATTTGCTGCTTGCCGAGTTGCAGCATCACGTTCAAGGGCATTGTCAGATGTATTTAGAGTTTCTTCAGACTGGCGTATAACATCACCAAAAGAATTAACAGCTTGTGAAACGCCAGTACCAAGAACCCCAGTTGACCTAAACAGTGCGTCAATTGTGTCTGCTTTGATTTCACAGTTCACTGGCACAATTCCAGCAGTTTGTGTTAAGGCGTTTTGATTAAAAGGTTGAGCGCGAATAACATAACGTGTGCCATCAAAATTGGGTTTTATTTTCATATCAGTCAAATAAACCGGGATAATTTTGTTTGCAACGCCTATTGACTTGGGATTGCCCATTTCATCATAGCCTAAAAAACTTATTTCAAGCAGATACGGCATGGTTAGATAGTTGTCCTCGCTTGGGCCTGCAAGTTTTTTTGTAACCGCAATCAGCCGATCAATTAAAGTACATCCATTGGGCTCAAATATAGTGAAGTTTACATCATATGCATTTGTTTCTCTATTGGTAGATGTAGGGGAAATAATAGTAGCTACATCTAAATCCTCAAAATAAAAATCTAGATCAAACGCCGCGGCTTTATTTTTTCCGCTGCCGCCTGAACTTATCAACAATGCTTTATCGACTTTGGCTTGAGGATTAACTACTAATCGGTTAAATTCGCTACTTTTTAATGCGTATAAACTCAGTCTGTAAGTATAATTGACATAATTATGCAGTACATTAGGCGACACCTTAGATTTAGGTGTTGACCCACTACCGCTTGTTTTAGTCGTTCCCGTAGTGCCCGTAGTACTTTGTGGCGGTCTTGGTGCTGGGGACGGGGGTGGGGGTGGGGGCGGTCTTGGAGTTGTTGTTCTTGAAGTTGTTGTTGGCAATGGCTTTGGTCTACTACTGGATTCGGGTACCGGTGCGATTGAGTCGGGCCTGGTGTCGTTAGGATTAGGGTCTACGGCTGCGCCAACTTTAACTGCCTCTTGAAAATAAAACCGTCGTCCTATATCATTGGCTCTTTCTAGAGCTATAGTTGGAGGAGTACCTTCTGCTACAGCTTCCTCATAAGAGTTTTTTATGAATGTTTTATATGCTTTGAAGGCAGCTGGATTTTTTCTCCGAAAAACATCTTCATTGATTGGGAAAGTAAATCCTGATGGATACTGTTTATTAAATGGTTCACCAACGCCGGTAGTAGCCATTTATACTAAACCCCCAATGCTGTTAACACTGTGTCTGCTGCAGAAACATAAATTTGTGTCCCGCTAGTAAAGTCAAATATTGAATCCTCTAGTATATCAGGATTTCGCATTGCAAATACCCACCATAGTCTGCTGTCGCCATAAAGGTCAAACGCCAACAAATCTGGACGTTGATGATAAGTTGAACTTATGGTAATTAGTGAATCCGACGAGTCAGAAGGAATGGGACGATTAGTCATGACATCTAAAAAATTACCAAAAGTTTTGGTGTTGAAATAGGGGCTGCGATTAGAATAAACAGTCATTTAGATATAGCCTCGAGACAGCAATTCCCCTTTAGCAAATCGATCCAATGAAAAACTTTTAGATTGCCGCCTATTAAACACTGGTTGTACCGAAACTGCTAAATTCATAAACGTAGGAACTCGAGTTTGCCCACCTTCACCATTTATGTAGACATAGTCAACATCCGACGGAAATGTGCTAACAAAACTGGTGACCACTACCGGTACACGGTTAAACAGTTGCGGGCCGTGCGCTGACAAAAACAATATTGGCGGAGGAGTCCCGGCTGGTGCTGAAGAATCAGTCCCAAAATACATTTTTGTTACTGTTCTAAAAAAATGTATTGCAGCCAACAAGTACCGTCCCTCATCTTGGTTTTGCGCTGAAAAATCCCCAGATATCTGTATCGCTGCAATATCGCTATTAGAATATGTGTACTGTTGAAAATTTGCATGGGTTATAGGCGTTGCGATGTAATTTGCACTATGTGTTATAATCAGTTGCGGAGTATAGGGAAACACAACTCCTTTGGTACTGTTTAAACTCTGCAATAATTTACTATTAAAAAAGGATCGATTATTTGCCCCAAGATCTAATCGAACACGCCAGTCCGAAGGATTGGCCGCTTGGGTGCCGCCAATTTTTGAAAGTTGCTCAACTGTAACATCTTTTGCATAAGGGTTAACCGAACTGTTAAATATCACATCTGCAGCCGGCAGTTTGTTATCCTCGTAGAGATCTGAACGAATTGTTGCTAATCGAGTGTTGCTGTCACGCCGCGACAGTATGTTCGACGGAGGCTGTTTTCGTCTAAATAAATTACTAACGAAGGTACTAGCAACATCTGATACAAACCCGGTCGCTACACCTTTGGCTTGTTGCTGTATTAGTTTACCAGTACTAATTCTATTGGGCATGATGTTATAAGGTTGCTCATCTAGTATTTATCGTGTAAAATACATGCATATTTGAATTTATAGGAATTACATGGCCACAATATATCTAACAAATCGCGATCTCATGCGCGAAATAAATCGCAGCAAAGCCACATACAGTGTATTCACCGATCGTTCTTACCATGTGTTTGACTGCATAGTTAAAGACTTAACTGAAATAACTGAAGAACGAATAACAGAAGCAAGGCAAACTTTTGTGGATCGAGCCAAAAAAGAAACCAGCACTGTAATTGATCCTGTCACTGTACCAAAGACTGCACTAATTTTTAGATTAATGAGTTGGTCACATATTCCTGAAGTTGAACCCAAAGTTCCTAAAACCAAAAGTAAAAAAACAATTGCGGTGGAGCTACTTGACGTAGTTGAGGATGAATCAATCGAATTTACCGACATTGTTCCACTTGAACAGCCACTGACCTATGCCAAGGTCAACTTTCCACCCTTCCAACATTGGAAGTTTGATGATCAAGATCAGCTGGTATGCGTAGGTAAAAGTCATTGGAAAGGCGATTTAGTAACTGGTGAATTTTGCATGGATCACGGCGTCATCACCAATAATCTAGCTGTTATGTTTATTAAATTAACAGATCGATATGGTACTAGGGCCAACTGGCGCAATTACACTTACAATGATGAGATGCGCTGTCAAGCACTGCTGCACCTCAGTGCCATTGCACTAAAGTTTGACGAGAGCCGCAGCAGCAATCCATTTGCGTACTTTACTCAAATTCTCAAAAACAGCTTCCTACGTGTACTCAGCGTAGAAAAGAAACATCAAACCATTCGTGACGACATCTTAGAGATGAATCACTACACTCCCAGCTTTACTCGTCAAGGTGAATGGGGCGGGGGACACGATGAATAACCTTTATCATTGCTTATTACCCTACGCCGATGCTATAATGCTGCATGAGTAATCTATTCAAACGAGCAATTTTCATCACAGATATTCACTATGGACTGAAGTCCAATTCCGTTGCACACAACACCGACTGTGACGAATTCGTCAAGTGGGCAATTGAGTTTGGTCGTGCCCAAGGGTGTGATACTGTTTTTGTTCTAGGCGACTGGAACAACAACCGTGCTGCAATCAATATTCTAACACTGGACTACAGTATTCGTGGTGTTGAGCAGTTGGCTGCCGGGTTTGGCCAAGTGTTTTTTATTCCCGGCAATCACGATTTGTTTTATCGTGATCGCAGGGATGTTCAAAGCGTTAGTTGGGCTCGACACATACCCGGTGTTAATATCATCAATGACTTTTTTGAAGAAGGCAATGTGGCTATTAGCCCATGGCTGGTGCCCGGTGATCACAAGCGTATCCCTCGTTTGCGTGGTCAATATTTGTTAGGACACTTTGAACTGCCTAACTTTTACATGAACGCAATGGTGCGAATGCCAGATCATGGTGATATTGCGCTAGACGACTTTCGTGGGTTTGACCATGTATTCAGTGGGCACTTTCACAAGCGCCAAACACAGGGCAACATAACTTACATTGGCAATGCTTTTCCGCACAATTTCAGTGATGCCCAAGACGATGCTCGTGGCGCAATGATACTGGAATGGGGCGGAGTGCCTGAATATCATGCTTGGCCCAATCAGCCCACGTACAGGACACTGAATTTGAGCGAACTGCTGACCAATACCGAACAAATCCTTAGGCCTAAAATGAATGTTCGTGCTAATATAGACATTGACATCAGTTACGAAGAAGCTGCATTTATCAAGGAACAGTTTGCACCCAAGTACCAACTTAGAGAATTAACACTAATTCCTAAAGCAGGTGCCGAAAGCGAATTCACTACAGGCGAAGCAGTAAAATTTGAAAGCGTAGACCAAATTGTTACACAAGAGATTCAAAACATTGCCAGTGACAGCTTTGATAAAAATCTCCTGCTGGAAATTTACCGTAATTTATGATTGTAATCAAAAACTTAACCTGTAAGAACTTTCAAAGCGTTGGCAATGTAACACAGTGCGTAGACTTCAACAACAGCCAACTAAATCTAGTATTAGGTGAAAATCTTGACCTAGGCGGGTCTGATGCAGGATCACGCAACGGCGTAGGCAAAACCACTATACTAAACGCACTCAGCTATGTGCTGTATGGCTCAGCTATTGCCAATATCAAAAAGGACAACCTGATCAATCGTACCAATACACGTGGTATGATTGTTACGGTAGACTTTGCAGTTGCTGGTGTTGACTATAGAATTGAACGTGGGCGCAAGCCAAATCTGCTAAAATTCTACGTTAACAATCAAGAGCAAAGCAGCACAGACGACAACAGTCAGGGCGATAGTCGAGAAACACAAGGGCACATTGAGCGCACATTAGGTATGAGTGCTGACATGTTCAAACACATTGTTGCACTAAACACCTATAGCGAGCCGTTTTTGAATTTGAAGTCCGGCGAACAGCGTCAGCTGATTGAGCAGTTGCTGGGCATCACACAGCTCAGTGAGCGGGCAGAACGTCTTAAAGAGTCTATCAAAGTTGTTAAAGACGAGATTACCAGTGAAGAATACCGCATCAAGGGCATACAAACGGCTAATGCTCGTATTCAAGAGCAAATTAGCGGTATCGAACGCAGACAAACTGTTTGGCTCAACAAACAAGCAGAAGACATTAAGGCCTTTGCTACTGCTATTGCTGAACTACAGTCAGTGGATATTGCTGCAGAAATTGCCCAACATGCACTGCTCAAAGACTATAACGAACAGTTTGCTCGCTTTACCAGTTTAAGCAAACAACGTGCTACACTAGAAAGATCTGTAGCACAAGCAGAACGAACACTAGCCAAGTATCAGCGTGAAGTAGAGCAACTAGCTGATCGTACTTGCCCAGCTTGTGAACAAGCACTACATGATCACAAGCACGAGACCATGACTGCCGCTGCTGTAACAAATTTTGAAGAGTCTTATGAAGAATTTAATCGAGCGACAGCTGAACTAAATCAAATCCTAGATGATATTGCAGCTATCAACATGGCTGACACCAAGCCTGTAACATACTATCCAACACTGGAAGCTGCTCTAACACATCAAAACAATTTGACTACGCTAGAGCAGCAGTTGTTGACTAGGGCTGATGAAGTAGATCCTTATCAAGAGCAGATTGACGAAATGCGTCGAGCCAGCTTGGAAGAGATTGACTACAGCACAATTAATTCACTGAACCGTGTGCGCGAACATCAAGAGTTCCTACACAAACTGCTGACCAGCAAAGACAGCTTTATCCGCAAGCGTATCATTGATCAAAATCTAGCTTATCTTAATGCTAGACTAGACCACTATACTAAAACTATTGGGCTGCCACACAGTGTGGTATTTCAAAATGATCTCAGTGTAGAAATTACTGAACTGGGGCGCGAGCTAGACT